ATCGATACCGATCTAAGAAAACTTGCAATGCTGGGAGTTTTGCAGTTCTGTCTACATTTTTTTCGATAATCAAATTTTGTCAGGGTCGAGAAGCTCTATTTGTGAACAACGGATATTCGTCTTCTCGTTTCGCAGCTGTGCTATCTGCTTTCGGAGTTGTTCGCCCTGCCTGCAATCCTTCTCGGTAGTGAATATGTATGACTCTCTGAGTGGCGGTTGTGCTGTATCCGGTGGATTGATAAGTGTCGCTGTAAGTATCCATGCCAGCATTCTCTATATCTCCGCTCTCAAGTTCACCACTAGTTTCTGATGTTCAGATTAACGCTCGCCTTGCAGTTCCTGCGCTGAATGCTTCCTTCCCCGCCAGGGCAGAAGTCGCTGAGCCGCGACTCTTTGCCTACAACCACAATTTCTTTTGGTCGGGACGGAATCGTTGCGGTTAGCTCGGGAATAACGCGTGTAGCGGGAACGATATTGGTTGCGCCCTGGGGAACGTAGTTTTTGTCGTTGAATACGGTTTGCTTGGGCGGTGGTTCTGCCGTACCGGCTTGGGGCTGGGGTGTTTGCGGCTGAGGCGTTTCACCTTTCGCGGCCACTTCCTCTACTACCCTGTCCCAATCCTTGGTCGCTACCGGCTCAGCTCGCGTGATTTCGGCGACAGGGGCTGGCTTAGGCTGGATGCGCTTATCGGCGATGCCCTGGGCGGTGCCTTTGAGGAATGCCGAACTCACTACCTGTAGCGCGGCCAGCATGATCGCGGTGCCGATCAGCCCTGGTATCAGCCATGCTACGGCTCCCTTGCGCGGGCGTCTTCTGATGTAGTCCGGGGCGTCGTTCCATTCAGCCTTCATATCTCCCTCTCCCTGTCCTTCGGGCGTACCAGCGCCTAGTCACTTCCTTGGTGATCGCTATCCCGCGTCTTGACTGGTCAAGTTTCGGTTGGCCTCGTCATAGTCGGGGCTTGTCTGCCCGCACTCAGGGGCGACTTTTCCGCTCGCCAGCCAAAGCGCGTAGTGAGGAAAAACCCGCACAAGCACGTCCAGCTCTTCGCTGCTGACGCGAACAGTCTTGTGTCTGATGTTCTTCCATCGGCTGTAGTTGATTTCGGAGGCGCGGACTAACTCATCCAGCCCTGCCTTATAAATCAAAGCTATCGCCCTATCTTGTATTAATTCCATATCGATCTAACAGGCTTCGAGTTTAACAATTGAACTCTAGCGGGCAGGTAGCTATATTGTCTCTACGGTTTAACTATTAGACACAACAGTTAAACCAGCGTATGCCAACAATAACCAACATAGTGCAACAAAGGCTAAGGACATGGAAGGAAACCTACCGCCGATAGACCTGCTCAACGCGCCCCCGGTCATGCCGTGGCGCCAGTTCGCGGACTGGATTCGCATGGGCGATGAACACGACGTGGTGTGGGGCTGGATTCGCAACGGCTACATCCCGTCGCACAAGGTCGGCAAGTACGTGATGGTCAACGTGGCGTTGCTGGTTAAGCAGCTCATGGAAAAGGAGTGGGACGAATGATCCGCACCGCTCACGGAAAGCCAGGGGAGGGGATGACCCATGCAGAAGCCGGTCAGCTATCAACGCCTTCCGCACGCCCAGGACTGCGACTGCTCTGTCTGTTGGTCCAGACGCGAAATGGCGAAACCCGCTCCCTCCCGGTCCACACAATGCGCCCAATGCCGCCCCGCCTCTGCGCGGCCGATTCGCACGCTGCAAATGGGCTGCGTCGGTGGAACCTGGAAGCCTCTGCTCTCGGAATGGACAGTGGAACCGGCCTTTATCTGCGAGAAGCACACGCCACCCGCCCGCCCCGCGAAGTGGTGGAGCGTTATCTACGACTCGGGCAAGCCAACGCCCTACGTACCGATTCACGAACCGTTCGAGCTGGTGGGCTAAAGCCAACCGCCCCCGCCGAAGCCGAACAGGTCCAGGGCCGCGCTCCCGGCTCGTCGGATCACGCTTCACCGATCCGGCGAACGGAAGCACGGGCGGAGCGCACCCTTGACCCTGCACGAACAGAAACAGCCTCCGCTCGTGAGTGTGGGGCAGCTTCACCGCCCCGCGCTCCCGAGCCCTCGGCGGCAAGAGTGGGATGACAAGGGCAAAGCCCTTGGTGTTAACCAACTAGAGAACACGCACAACGCGACGTTTTAACCAGTAGGCCAAGTAACAGATCACCTCGGTGAACTTGCGAGTTCACCGGCTCGGGATCGCTCGGCCTGCAGAAAGCAAAGCCGCGCAATAAAGCGCAATTAACGAGAGGAAACACAACATGGCACGTTCAATCATGGAAGTTGCATTTATCAGCGCTGAGAAAGTCGAGTTCGACAACGTCAAGCTGGTGAAGCTGTTCGTTGGCGATGAGCCCGACGGCAAGCGCGACCTGGGCATCTCCATCCTGTCGATGAGCGTGGCCGAAGAAAGCCTCGACGAAGTCTGGGCCGCTTGCGAAGGCCTCGACGTGCTGGAGCCGATCCGCGTAACCACCGAGATCGAACGCGGCTCGAAGAACGCCGGCAAGTTCATCGTCCTGCACGTCGAGCCGGTCAAGGCCGCCAGCGCGCCGGCCCCCAAGCCGACCCAGCCAACCCCGCAAACCGCCAAGCCATCCGGCACCCAGCCGGAGCCGGCCAAGGCCAACTAACCGGGAGGGGCGGCCATGCTGATCGATGACCGGGTGTACTGCGACTGCTGCGGCAATGACATGGGCAAGCTTATGAGCCTGCCCGCGCCACAAAGCGACCTGCTGCCCGACCTCAGCCTGCCGCCGCACGTCGCCGTCTGCCCCGACTGCGAACCCTCCGAACAACCCGCCGACCTTGAGGCCGGCGAATGACTTACGCGCTCACCTGCGACGGCACCGTCTCGGTCGATGCAGGCGGGGCGCCCCTGTGTTCCGGGGGCTGGGTCTTGGTCCAGCTTCCAGAACAGTTCGACCCGAGCCAGCTGGACCCCGCGGTACTGGCCCAGGTGTTCGGCGTCGGATTCACCCTCGTAACCACTGTGCTGCTGATCGGCATCGGCTGTAAGGCCGTTCTCGACTTCCTCAAGCACGCCTGAAACCTGCAAAGGAGCCTCACCATGCAAAACCTCAAACGTGTGTCCCGCGATCTGGCCCTGGCCATTCCCTTCGCTGCAGCGGCTTCGGCCTCCTACGCCGAGGGCTGGGACTACAGCGCCCTGACCAACGGCGTGGACTTCTCGACCATCGCCGGTGGCGTCCTCGCCGTCGCGGCCCTGCTGGCAGCGGTGTACGCCGGCATCAAAGGTGCCCGCGTCGTCCTCGGCTTCCTGCGTTCGTAACGCTCACCCGCAACCCAGGCCGGCCTAGCGCCGGCCTTTCTCTTGGCGAGGTACACATGCAAGCGCTCTGGGAATTCGCCTTCTTCTGCATCGGAGCCGCCTGCGCTTACGCGATTTTTTCGAGGTGGTAGGGATGAAGGCTCAACGTCGCATATGCAGCTTGTTGCTGGTGTTCTGCTCGTTGCTGGCCCTGCAAACTGCGGCAGCAGAGGAGTTCTTCTGGCGGGCCAACTACTCGGGCGGCATACCCAAGCCAACGCCGCTGGAATCGTGCAAGGCGGCAAATACCAACGTCAGCTACGTCAGCAAGATTGATGACACGCGATACAACTGCCATCAGTACAACGGCCCTGTTCTGTTTCAAACGCTGCGCTATGCCATCAGCTGCACCAACGCCCAGCAATGGGATTGGGACGCCGGTCGGTGTGTCGATGTTCCTCAGCCCAATCAATGCGAAACCACCAACGGCCAGACCGTCAGCCACGAACACCTGATGAAGTCCGCTGTTGGCCAGCCGACCATCGACCCGCCGGGGTCTGTCTGCGGTAACGGCTGCCAGTACGCCTTCACCTATACGCCGGCTTCCAACGTCTACGTCTACAGCAGCGGCAATCCGCCAGGGGTGTTCGGCATCTACTCCTATACCGGCAACGGGATCGAGTGCACCGAGAACACCCTGCAAACGCCCGGCAATCCGTCCGAGGGCGAAACCCAGAACCCCGACGATACGCCGCCACCCGAAGACGGCGACAAATGCCCGGCCGGCTACATCTACAACGGCACCTTCTGTTCGCCAGAGAACCCGCCCGAAGAGCCGGACCCGACCGATCCCACCGATCCGACCGACCCAGAGAACCCGACCGACCCTGACGACGGCTCGGGCGGTGGCGGTGGTGGCGGCGGTGATGACAGCGGCGGCGGCGACGGGGGTGACGACGGCTCGGACGACGGCACCGGAGGCGGCGAAGGTGACGGTTCGGGTGGCGGTACGGGCGGTTCGGGTGACGGCTCTGGCGAAGGCGACGGCGAGGAAGGCGAAGAAGACAGCGGTTCGGGGCCTGGCTTCTGCGATGGCGATGACTGCTCGTTCGTTGCGCCGACCTATTTCGACGGGGCCGAGACGGTGCCGGGCTTTGAAGAGTCGCTGGCCCATGTGTTCGATGGCATCCGCAGTTCACCGCTGGGCAGCGCAGTCGGCGCGATCTCCTTTCCGTCCGGCTCCGGTGTCTGCCCCTCGGGCACGGTGATGCTCTTCGGCCGCCCGATCACCTTCGATGGCCACTGCACCCTGTGGGGTGAAATCTCCGGAATCTTCTCCGCGCTCATGCTGGCCGTCTGGTGCCTGCTGGGCGTTCGTATCGTCTTGTCCTCCTGAGGTGCCGCCATGCTTGAGAAGCTAGGTCGTTTCGTTGATTGGGTCTGGGCGTTCCCCGGCAAGCTGCTGCAATGGCTGCAGGACGCCTTCGACTCGGTTATCGACTTCATCGAAACCCTGCCGCAGTGGGTCTTTCACCAACTGTCCGAAGGCATCGTCTCGTTCTTCAACGCCATCCCGGTGCCGGATTTCTTCCATCAGGCCGGCAACGCCATGCAGTCGATTCCGCCGGAGGTGCTGTTTTTCGCCTCCATGTTCCGGCTCGACTTCGGCGTGACCACGGTGCTGCTGGCCTCGCTGATCCGCTTCGTCATCCGCCGCCTGCCGATCATCGGGTGACCTATGGCGATCGACGCATATACCGGCATGCCCGGCCACGGCAAAAGCTACGGAGTCGTTGAACACGTCATCATCCCCAGCCTGAAACAGGGCCGGCATGTGGTGACCAATATCCCGCTGGAGGTGGACGCGCTGCTGGCCGACTTCGGCGGGACCATCGCGCAACTGCCTGCGGACTGGTTCGAGCGCGAGGATCTGGCCGAGCTCGCGCCCAATGGCTGTGTACTGGTCCTGGACGAACTTTGGCGGCGCTGGCCGAAAGGGCAGAAGACCAACGCCGCGTTGCTCACCGACAAGGCCCTGCTCGCCGAACACCGTCACCGCGTCGATCAGAAGGGCCAATCGA